ATCAAATGCCCGATGATGGTGCACGGCTCTGTCAGAGAAAATTGAAAGACATCGGTGTGGATGTCGAAGAATGGAACAAGGAGGTCAACGATGAGACTGAAAAACAACAAAGGTAAAGTCCATTTCATCATGGTTGCGGGAAAAGACTTCGTACAGAACGAAACGGGTATCAACGCCGCCAACGCTCTTATCGAAAAGGGCGAAGTAACCGAGAGCAAGCAGTTTGAGGGTTATCCCATTTGTGTTGACGGCAAGTACTTCTTCGAGGGTACATACTCAAAGAAGAGAAAGAAATCCGCTGCATCCCCGGAGGTTGAGCCGGAAGATGCACCCGAACAGGGATAACGCTCTGTGAGATACGCTAATCTCCCACCCGACATTATCGCTCTCCCTCAATGGGTCTGTGTGTGGAATGGCTCGAAGATACCGATGAAAGCCAACGAACGCAAAGGTGCATCGTCCGTCAACCCGGAAACTTGGTGCGATTTTGAGACGGCGCAAAAAGCCGTCAGCGATGGTATCTACGACCATATCGGGTTTGTGTTCAACAACAATGGAATTGTAGGTATTGACATCGACTGTGGTTTCGATGAGGACGGCTTTTTATCTGAAACGAGCATAGATATCATGCGAGCTTGTCGGTCATACACCGAAAAGTCGAGAAGCGGCAGAGGCGTTCACATTCTACTCAAAGGCGATTTACCATTTAAGGGCAAGAATAACGGTAACGGAGTGGAGATTTACAAAAGCAGCCGATACTTCATCGTTACAGGTGAAAAGCTCATCTATGAGACGATGATAGAAAATCAGGAAGCGATTGATTATGTTATCGGCAAGTACTTCCCGGAAACCGTGAAGGAAAATGATAACCCCGACAGCTCTCAGCGTATCTATTCCCCATTGTACGAGAAGCCGGAGAATGGGAAAATCTCCCTCAGACCGAAGTACCCGCCCATACCGAGAGGGATGAGAAACCTGTCTCTCACCTCTCTCGCCGGGCAGCTTCACAATCAGGGCTACTCGAAAAAGGAAATCTATCAGGAGCTTCTACACGCAAATCAGGTCGCTTGTTCTCCTCCTCTTCCTACGAGTGAGATTCAGACCATCACGAACAGCGTTACGAAGTACAGGAGGTAAGAATGAACGAGGAGTTTATAACAAAACTGCTCGCAGAACTCTTCGACTTTCCGTGTAACTTCTCCCCATGCGAGGAGGAGTTACACAACTCCGAAGAGAACTGTGTTTGGTGCGAGGAGCATTGCAACAAGTGTGATGAAGCCGATTGTTGGATGCACTATTTTGAAATCAAGTACAAGGAGGTGAATAAAAATGAGCGAAGAAATGATAACTGAGGTAACTCCCGAACTGTTCCAACTGAAAAGCGGTCAGCTTATCCTATCCGAAGAGCTTTCGAGAAAGATGTTCTACATTATGAACGCTCACCCGGAATCCCGGCAGCTCGACAACAGCGGGTATTCATGGGATGAAAGCGGCATGGCAGAACTCTTCTCGGAGTGTTACAAGAACGACACCCGGTACTGCCCGGAAGCGAAGTCGTGGTACACCTACGACAACGGTGCATGGCGTAAGGATGTCGGCTCTCTGCTTGTGGCTGAGAAAATCAAAGAGTTCACTCGTTTGATGGTCTTATACTGCGGAGAAATTACCGATGAGGAAAAGCGCAAAAGCTATTTTGCGTTCGTAAATAAGATGGGGGATAGGCGTTTCCGTGACAGACTAATGAAGGATGCTGCTTCCGTCTACCCCATCTCAGCATCTCAGTTCGATGCAAATCCTAACCTCATCAACTGTCTCAATGGTACATACGACTTGGAAATAATGAGCTTCCGAGAACACGATTGGCGAGATTATCTCACAATGCAGACCAATTTTGAGTATACCATGCAGGATGACATTCGCTGTGAGCGTTGGGAAGAGTTCATTCGTGAGGTTACGAGTAACGACAAAGAGAAAGCTGACTACCTGCAACGAGCGTTAGGCTACTCCATGCTCGGTACTTCCAAAGAGGAGTGTATGTTCATCCTTCACGGCAAAACGACCCGTAATGGTAAGTCAACGCTGCTCGGAACGATTCACCACCTGCTCGGCGATTATGCTTCTGTCTCCCCCGTGTCGATTATTTGTAAGACCGACAGGGCAAAGAACGCAGAAGCAGCTTCCCCTACAATCGCCGCCCTCAAAGGAAAGCGGTTTGTGACAATGGCAGAAAGCAATCAGTACGGTAAACTCGATGAAGAAGTTATCAAACAGCTCACCGGCGGCGAGGAAATAACTGCTCGGAATCTGTATGAGAACATGATGACCTTCCTTCCGCAATTCACAATGTGGCTGTCTTGTAATGCCCTTCCGAGTGTGCAGGATAAATCCCTGTTCGCTTCCGACCGTGTAAGGGTCATTGAGTTCAACAGGCACTTCACTGAGGAAGAACGGGATGAGAGTTTGAAGGATGCTTTCAGAACGCCCGAAGCGATGAAGGGTATCTTCACTTGGCTCGTGATAGGGTACTTCCGTTATAAGCGTTTCGGACTGAAAATGTCCGAGAAGATGAAGGAAGTCATCAAGCAGTATGAGCGTGACAATGACCTTGTATTGCAGTTCCTTGAAGAGAGTTGCGAGAGAAATGAGGATGCAAGCACGAGGGCAAAGAGCCTATTCGATGCCTATAAGATTTGGTGTAAGAGTAATGGGTATTATGTCTGCACATCGAAAAAGTTTAATGCCGGACTTGAACAACACCCGGAATGGCACAACGGTAAGAAGGTATCACATGGGTACACTGTTTTTGACGGTGTTTCCCTGAAAACTTGTTCATAAATTATTCGCAAAGCCTGTTTAGCGAGCGTTTTGGGTAGAGCGGGTAGAGTAAATTAGCTTTTTTCTATAAAGTGTCTTATAGAGAGTACTATATAGAGGACTTTACTGAAAAACCGATTTTCCTCTACCCACTCTACCCGGCAGGCAGAAAGGAGCATACGAGATGAAAGACAAAGAATTGACCGACATCGGTCAGCAAGTAGCAAAAAGAGGGAGACCGAAAGGCTCAGGCGGCAACGAAAGGAAAGACCTTTCTTGGAACGGAAACGAAAATCTTTTACCGGGAGACAATAGTAAGTTTCTTCGTCATGCTCTCGCAAGTTGGGATTTACCGCCGATAGATATTTCTGATGCTTCCCAAGTGGCACAAAGGATTGAATGGTTTTTCAGTCATTGTGCAGAGGATGATATGAAGCCAACTGTCACAGGATTGTGTAATGCTCTTGGTATTGACAGAAGTACCTTTTATCGTTGGGGAACGGGTGAGTTCAGAAAAGGCGAAACGAGCGACCACTACACCCTTGTAAAAAAGGCACGAAATATCCTCGAAGAATTGTGGGAAGATTATATGCTCAATGGCAAGATCAATCCCGTTACCGGGATCTTCCTTGGTAAAAATCACTTCGGCTATGCAGATAAGCAAGAGGTCGTTTTGACTCCGAACAGTCCGCTCGGCGACACAAAGGACACAAAGGAGCTTGAAGAGAGGTACATTGAGAGTGTAGTCGAAGAAAATTGAAAAAATCGCACAAAGGCGCACAAAGGGAAGGTCAAGCGGATCAGACGGGCGAAACCCTCTCCCGCCGACCTCGCCCGAAACCCTCTCGAAAACTGATGCAATGAGACCCCACCGGGGCGGCGTGGCTGCTCTCGGCGGGGTCTCGGTGCGTTTTCGGGGGTGCTTTCGGGGTGTGTCCTCCGTGGCTCTGCGTGGCTCTCTGTGGGGCGTTCTCTGCGTGGGCGGTGTGTTTATACCCCTACGAAGTAAAAACGCCCTGCGGGGCGTTCTGTGGCTTCTACGGGGCAGAGGGTAAAAGAATAGCCCCGGCACGATGTCCGGGGCTTGTGTTATCTCTGCCACCAACGGCGGCGGGCTTGCTTGTTCTGATCCGTCCACCACCCAACACGGGCGGCAAGTTCTGAGTCTGTTATATACGGGATTTTGACGAGTTCGGGCGTTAATAATTGCGGGGTTAAATAGTACCCATAACCCACGAACGGGAGACGAACGGCGGCGGGGCTTCCTATGATCTGCCGGGACTCTATCGGGTCACGGCAGCGCAGACCGACACGGGCGGTGCAGTTTGCCGCAAATTCAGCGGATAGGGTTTTGCGGTTGGGGCATTGTGTCCCGCCTATCAAGTGAACATTTGCCGCCCGTCCTATCATTGCAATTTGCCCGAGGGTGCGGGCGGTTGTCCGATTGGATAAAACGAGATCGCCCAATTCGTCAATGAATATATATAAATGGCTTTCGGTGGACTGTTTCAGACCTTGCGCCGCTGCCCGTTGCGCCCTGTTTCGTGTCTCCTGTAAAACGCTTTCGAGGGCTTGCGCCGCTTCTGCGGCGTTGTCGATATATTGCACGGTGTGGGGCAAATCTTTATATATTCGTTGTTCGGTGTATTTGGTATCTATGAAAACAAATTGCACTTGCAAAGGGGCTTTATACAAGGCGGTATAAATTACGCCGTTCATCAATACGCTTTTGCCGCTTCCCGTTGTTCCTGCTATAAGCGTGTGCGGTTGTTGCAATATGTCAAGGTAGAGCAGGGGCGCAGTTCCTCCGGGCGTGTTCCATTCTTTGGGCATTGTTGCACCTCCTAAAAGTTGAGCCGCCGCGGTGGGCGGCTCTGCGTTAATGTGTCAATATGTAATCGGCTAAACGGTCGGCGGCGGTAATTTCTTCGGGGGTGCGGGTGGATTTATTTTCGATTTCGATTTTGTCGATTTCAAGCACCCGGAGAAAGTCGGCGAAAACGTCGGCATCTGTCCATTCGGGATGCCCGCATCTGTTCATATTGGCAACATAGGCGGCGAACTCGATTTGTGCAATCTGATTGGCGTTGTATTGCTCCGTTTTGTATTCCTTCTCGAAGCGGTCGAGGGTCTCGCAAGTAAGCATTGTTTTTTTCATTTCTGTTTCCTCCTTGAAATTGTGCCGGGTTTGTGCTATAATCAAGGAGCAGCCGCCCGGCGTGGGTTGGTTGTGTGGGCGTTCCGTTGCTCTGTGGCAGGGGTGAGCGGTACGCCCTTTTCTATTACGATAACATTATATCATACTTGTATTTACTTGTCAAGAGTAAATGCAAAACTTTTTCAAGATTTTTTGCAAATTTGCCCGGCGTGGGTCGTTCTGATCTGCTGCCGGGCTT